TATAATGAATACAATTGTGCGTTTCCTGTTGGGAAAGCAGTTTTATTTGGATAGTATAAGATTGTGCAACTGCACTTGTAGAAGCACCACTAACTAAAGAAATTTGAATACCACTTACAATAAATAAATCTTGTAAAGATAATCTTTGTTCACGTACCGTTGGAGTTCCGTTTGTATTATCATTGATCAATACAGGAACGTGATAAGATGCACTTGAAGTGCTTAAAAGTACCTCACTACGTAAGTATGAAGGTGTTAATACTGCGTGAGAAGTATCGTAACCTAATTGATTGATAAGCATTCTTGAATTTTCGAATACTAATCTTTGTCCCATTTGAGTAGCCATAATTGTATTATTTTTTTATTTTATTAAAAGTGAAAAAAGTTGATTAACAAGTTTCTAACATTGCAGCGTTTCTTACACCTGCAATATAAGTTCCTTTACTTGCTAATTGAGTACCTGCAATGTTACGTACTGGAGAATTACGATAGTTATCCACCATTGCTCCAACACCTGCTAATACACCTGTACTTTGCAAAATCTTAACACCACCAACTGCAATCATACCAGCACCTAATTTGGCACCTACATCGCCTTTAATGAATTTTGGAGTGAATACACCTGCAACAATTGGAACTGCACCACTAATTAATGATTTTGTTCCTGCTGACATTGAACTTGATGCCGTTGCTTTGCTTACCATATTACCAACGAATTGAGCAATTACACCACCACCTATTAAATAAGCAGCAGATGTAAATGTACCTTTCATTCCAGACATACCGCTTCTGCGACGTCTGTATGAAGTTTTTTTAGCTTTAGATTTTCTTCTTGCCATTTTTTTTGATTTTTATTTGTTTGAGAGAAATTTTTATTTTAAATATCGTATCCTAATTGATTTGCTAATTGATTTGTTATTTGTTCAAAACTAAACCAACTTAACAAATTTTGATTTTGTGTATCTTGTGCCATTGCATCATCTTTATCCCAATTATTGCCAAATAATTGACTTGGATCATAAACCCCCATATCATTCATTTGTTCCCTTAATAATGATAAAATTTCTTTTTTATATGTTTTATAAAATTTTAATGTATCACTATAATAAATTAAATCACTAATAATTCCGGATTGTAAACCATTATAAATAACATCTTTCATAACACTACGTAAACTATCATAACCACCTCTACTTACTTTTTCTTTTAACATAGAAGCAACTTTCTTTTCTAATCGATTAGAAGTTTTTACTAATTGTGTTAATCTTTTTAATTCTCCTGCTTTAGTTATTCCACTTATTACTCTATGTTTACCCATCATATGTTTATGTTGAGCCTCATCCAATTTATCAACATTACGCTTTACAATATGAATTTTATTTAAAATACCTTTTTCAGTAATTTTTTTATTTTTTACACCACTAATTTTTCGTTTACGTTTAACAGTTGCGTAACCGTGTGGCATTTTTAAACCTTTCTTTGCTAATTCTTTTTTAATTAACTTACTATCTTTTGGTCCAGCAATTCTTTTTTTAGCTACTTTTTTAACTGCTTTCTTTTTTGGAGCCGCTTTTTTAACTGCTTTTTTAACTACTTTCTTTTTTCCGTAGATATGTTCAAATGCTTCTTTTAATGAAACACCTGTTTTTGTTCTATATGCAATTGCTTGTTTAAACTTTGCTTTTGCTATTTTTTGTGCTTGTGTCATTTTTTACTTTTTTAATAATAATATTAATGCTAAAGCTATACCGCCATAAAGCAATAAATTGTTTTTATTTGATACTATATTGGTTAAACTTTGTATTGGATTAGCATTAAAATTTATTTCAGCTTTTGTAAACATTGCTCTATCTAAATTTGCATACATATTATTGCCATCTGCAAATCTGCTCCTTAATGATAATAAATAATTATTAAAATACAATTTATCATCTACTAATAATGTTTTATAATCTTCCGGATATGCTTGTCTATACCAAAGTAATAATTCTTTTGCCTCTACATCCTTTGACTGATCACTAATTTTTTCTCCTGTTGCAATTACTAAACCTAATCTTTCACGTGCATCAACACTTTGTAATTGCGGTTTAATTGCATCAATTAATTTTCTTGAATCCTTTGCAGGACTTTTAAACATATTACTTATAAAAGGAATTAATGAAGGTAATACACTTATAGCAGTTTTAACTACTAAAGCAATAGGAATAACACCTACTGAAGCATTATTATTATTGCTTGTATTATCTCTATATCCTATATAACCTACGTATTGCATTATTTCTTTTTTGTTAAAAAGTAAATACCTAAACCTGCAACGGCAAACAATAAAATTGTATTAGTGCTAATACCTGGACTTGCTTGTTGTTGTGTTGGTTGATATTGATTATATCCACGATCATCAAAACTTGGTGTTGGTCGTGTTGCAGTAATAATACCTGGTGCCGCTTTTAATACTGAATCAAAAATATCAGTAATTGTGCTACCTACACCTTGACTTTGTTGTGGACTTACACCACTTAATCCTACTAATGACATATTGTTAATGTTTTTATCTTTAAAAAAATATGGTTGTTTTTTTTCATCAAATTTATCAAGTACTGGATCAATCCAAAATTCTTCGCCTTCGCCTCTAACTACACAAAAAACGTGTTGAGGAACTTTATCAAATGGATCATAAGAAGCAAACCTATATAAAATCTCAAAATCTTCTCCTGTGTTTCTTTTAATAGCATCTAATACACCACAACTAAATAAAGCATAACTTTTACAATCCGATGGAGTACTTATAATACTTGAAGGACTTTTTAAAAATTGCAAATCGTTAGATTCAATATAATACGGAACATTTTTTTTTAAAAAATTGTATATATTTTTTGAAGTTTCATATAAATCACTACCAATAAAATACGGATAAATTTTATCGTATTCATTTTGATATTTATTGTGCGTATCTAAAATTCCAGATATAATATCATTTACACCTTGATTTTCTACTACAACATTTTGTTGATTCAAAAAAGGAGTTAATTTTCCTAATATCGTGTTTTTACTTACCACTAAAAATTATATTTAAAATTTAATGGTATTGGAATAAAATCTACAACCATACTACCGGTAAATTCTAAAGAAAATTGATCAGTTTTAAATTTACTAATTAAATCGGATACACCTAAATATGATAATGTTACAGGAATATTAATAATACTTGATCCGGATGCAATTACCATTGGAGTAATACCAAATACACTACCAACCATTGCACCATCAATATATAAATCTCCACGTATATTTTGTAAATCAGCCGTTGTACTTGTAGGATTATTAACCTGGACTTGTAATAATAATGTTGGATCAGTAAAACTTAATTTTGAAAAATCTAAATTTTTAAAAAATACATTAATGCTTTGCGATAATAGAAATTTTCTATATGCAATAAATCCAATTACTCCGAATATGATCCAACCCAAGTAATTTTTTTTCATTCTAATTAATTGTACATAAAAATACGTTTTTTATATAACAAAATAGCCAAAAAATGCCTTTTTTTGTTAAATTTCTACAATGTGGATAAGTTTAGGGTACATTTTAGTCTTATATTCGTAGAATAAAATTATATTCGCACCACCGCAGGTGGTCGAATATAATTTCTAAAGTACCCATAAATCGACCTTTACACTATACTTTTTTCACCTTTATTACATAATAAACCAAATAATATTTGGTAATATCCAAAATTTTTATATTTTTGGTTATTACTAACATTTAAACCGCTTATTATGGCAAACTCAACTTTGCAGGAGCATACACTCCTGGACATTATGCGAATCCAAAAACGAATCTACGTTTTGGAGCAATTGCAAACCCTTTCAAATTGGAACAACATTAGGATTATGTTTGAAGCTAACAAAGATTTCAAACAGGAATTTGTTATTTTAGATCAATTTATTTTTCCTTTTCAATTGGAACAGGAATTAAGAAATTTGATTGAGGATAGCATTGAACAATTAAACAGGGATTTAGAAACTTTAAAATTTAAAATAAAAAATTTATGAAAAATTTAATTAGTAATGCTTTTACTACAATGCCTGTCCAGGACAAATTTGGATCATTAGGATTTCCAAGCAATGGATTAACAAAAATTGAATATTTTTCTTTAGAAATTTACAAAGCAATTTATAAAGATACAATGCTACCGGAAACATTGATAAAAGTATCAATTGAGGATGCAATTAAATTTTTACAATCATTGGAAGAAATCCAAAAAAACTTATTAAATGAAAAAGAATCAAAATCAAACCTCATTCAATCGTAATATTGAAGCAATTTTAATATTGATTTTTGCTTTTGTAGTTGTAGCTATGTTTCAAAATTGGTAAATGGAAGAAAATACTAACATTCAAAAACCATCCATTGACCAATTACTTGAACTGCGAAAATATAAAACTGATCATATACCCGATAAGGAAAATGTAATTTTACGAATTGGTGGTAAAGCGGTCGGATCAACTCAAGCATATGTCATTTTTGGTGGATTGCCAAAAGCAGGTAAATCAAGTTTTTTAAATTCTTGTATAGCCTCTGCATTTGTTCCATACGATATTTTCACTATGAAAATAAATCTACCGGAACAAAGGCAAAGGCTATGCCTGTTTGATACTGAATCATCCGATTATGATTATTACAATAGAATAAAATCAATATTAAATTTTGCTGAATTATCAAATCTTCCAAATAATTTTGATAGCTATCAAGTTAGAGAAGATGGAACCGGTACCATTAGAAAAATGGTAGAAAGATATTTAGAACTAAATCCGGATTGTTCGGTATTAGTATTGGATGGATTATTAGATTTAATTGTTAATTATAATGATGAAACTGAATCATCAATGCTAACTAAATGGTTAAAAAAAATAACCAAAGTATATGATTTATTATTAATATCCGTTTTGCATTTTAATAAATCAAATGATCACACAACAGGTGTTATTGGATCACATTCGGATCGTTTTGCCCAATCTACATTAGAAGTTAAAAAGGATAAAGAAAATAATACTTTTGTAATGCAATCAAGATTTATGCGATCGGATGCTGATTTTGATCCTGTAACATTAATGAATTTTAATGGAAAATTTGAGCAAGTAACAAATGATTCAGTAAAGAAAAAAGGTACAAAAGCTTCCGACCTGGATACAATGGAATCACAAAGATTATGTAGGCAAATTGTAACAATACCTATGTTATATAGTGAAATTGTAGATGAAATAAAGGAACGTACTGCTGAATCTAATACATACGCAAAGCAATTAATGAAAATATGGATTAATAATGCCTTTGTTGTAAAAGACCATAATAATAAATATAAACTCCGCTAACTTTTTTAACCTTTATGAAAAAACTAATATTATTTATATTATTATTTTTTAGATTTTTATGTGCAGTAATATTTACACTTATATTAATGTTATGGGTATTTTTATTACACATACTAAAACAATTTAAAATTTTAAGATGAAAATTATTATAACAATTATTTTGTGGGAACTAACAAAAACATTATTTTATAAACTTATAAATCGTTAATTATGAAAAAGATTTATTATTTAGGTTATTACATTTATGAAATTGGTGGACAATTTGTTTGTGGAATTGATAATTCATTTCATAAAACATTGGTATCTGCTAAATGTCATATTGATTACTTAACAAAATAAAAAAAAGAAGGTCGCCTTTTTAGGGGCGACCAATTGAATATGCTTACTAACATTCAATACCGAAACCGGCAACTTTTTTCACAACAAATATAGGAAATTATGGAATACACACAAAAAATTTATTTTATTATACAGGAACGTAAAGGAGCCTGTTTAAATGATCTTTTAGAAATAACTAAATATAAAAGGATTACAATTTTACGAGCATTAAGTAAATTACTTATTACTCGCAAAATTAAGAGCCTGGACTATCTTGGTACCAAGTTTTTTGTAATTAATCCTAAAAAACTATAATATGGCTAAAACAATCTATACTGCTATCGTATTTTTTGAAAATGATAAGGTAGTTAGGAAATACCGAAATATCTCAAATTTGGGTACTTTTATGCGTTTTTTAGAGAAAATAGAAGCACATTATTGTAATTTGTACTTTAAAGAAACAAATGCCTATTATAAGCGTTTATATGTAAATAAATAACCCCTGTGGAAACAGGGGTTGTACACCAACAAACCTATATGGAAAAAAACAATTTAACTTAAAAAAAGTTGCTTTTCAGCCTGTCTGCGTTTTTTTAAACCTTCCGACTTTTGACCACCTGCAAACACCCAACGATCAAATTCATTTGCTACTGCGTTCTTATTGGCACCTGCATTCAATAATTTAAGCAAAGTGCTATTTCTAAATGCGTTAATGCCTATATTATAGCTTAATGAACTTAAAGCAATTAATTGATTATCCGTTACAGGAACTTTTACAATAGATTGAACTACCTGGTAATCTTCCATAGCATCATTAATAAGCCATTTTTTTGCAGTTGCTTTATCAATTATATCCGTTTTTATAACAGGTCTTTTAGCATCCCAATTATATTGGCTACCATAACCTACGGAATATCCTGTAAAATCCCAATAAGGCACCTGGTAAAACCCTTCAAATGAACTAATAGTGTTAAAAATTTTATCACTAATTGATCCAAATGGAGTTTTATTTAATGCAGTTGCAATTTTTTTTCTTAACATAATTATAATTAATGCCGTTCCCAACAATCCTAAAACGACTTTTTCGTTTTTTGTCATTGTTTTTTATTTTGAATCCTGTGCTGATGCACCTAATAAAAAAGTGCTAATTGTAGCCACGATTTGTCCTGCACCTTGTAATTTTCCTGTGCTATTTGAAGCAAAAAATCCACCAATTGCAGATAATAAACCGAATATTGTTGTTTTAAGATTTTTCCTCATCTTTTTTTATTTTTTTAATATTGTAAATAATAGTAGTAACTGAAGCAATACCAGATAGTAACATAAACAAAGTACCGGCAATCATATTGATTTGATTAATGCTCAATATGTAAGTTCCTACGCTTAATATTGCTCCGGAAATACTTGTATGATCTAAATTGTTATTACTCACTTTCACTATTTTGAATTTCTTTCACAATAGTTCCAAATGCTTCTGCCACCTGGACTGATGTTTCTAAATTACCAATTACACCTTTTTTAATTGATTCATCAATTAATGCTTTAATAATTTCTAATGCTTTTGTTTTTTCCATTTTAGTTTTTTTAGATTATTGTTAAATTTAATTTTGTTGCACCCCATTGATAGGCATAACTATTTGAATCTGGACTTGATGAATATGCTTCATAATCAAAACCATCCATTGTTAAATTTCCTTGTGCTAATGTTGTACCTAATTCATCTAATGTACCACTATATAAAGCATAATAAAATGTTGCATTTGTGCTTAAATTGTCATTAATAGAATAAAGGTTAAAAATGTTGGCTTCCATAAATGTTCCATTGTACCATATTGATACAGGTTGAATTTGTTTCATATTAGTTTATATTATTTTTTACTAATTTATCGTTTAATTCTTGAATTGCTTTAATATATACTGCGTGCAATTGATCGTAATTAATACCCATTTTACCTGTTGAAGGTGTTGTAAATACTGCTTCCGGTATTATTTCTGCCATTTCTTGTGCTATATTACCATTTTGCCTTCCCTCGCCATAATTTTTATATTCATCAATATAATCAAACCATACAGGATTCATTTTATTAATTTCTTTTAAACCATAACCGATAGTACTAATATTTTCTTTAACTGATATGTCCGAAACAGGTGCAGATAAAATACCAGTTGAGTCTGCTAATACCGTTCTGCTACCGGTTCCGGCTAAATTTGTTATTTTAGTAACTCCATCAGCTGCAATTGTAAGTCTTTCCGTTGAAATAGCCGTTCCTGAAGTTCCTGTAAAAATTGTAAATACTGAAGATCTAAACTTTAATTGTTGTAAACCACTTGCAGTAGAATAGTTATTGACAGCAATACTATTAGTTCCATCACTACTTACAAAAAAGTTTTGTCCTGTTCCGGCATTTACTTGTAGTTTATATCCAGTTCCTTCATCAGTTGTAGTACCAATTAATACATTACCATTAGTATTTGTAATAATCATTTTTTCGGAACCAAAAACACCTATAAAATAATTGGTTAATGAATCAGCACTTCCAACCGCTCCAAAACCACCCCTATTTGTATTAGAATTTCCGCTAAATCCGTATTGCAATTGCCATCCACCAGAATCTCCTTTTATATTTACATTTGAATCTATTGTAACAGGTCTATTTCCAGTACCTTGAAACCTTGAAGTACCTGTTACATCTAATCTATAACCTGCATCAGTATATGTACCACCATTTTGTAAAAGTACATTTCCTGTTGCACCAAACAATCTAAAATACTCAACACCACTAACAACAAATCTAATCGGTGTAGTACTATCTCCGGATGAAATAGTATATCCAATTCCACCATTATATTGTAATCTATTAATATTATTACTTATAATATTAAAATTTTGTCCACTAAATGCTAAACTACCATTAAGTCTTAATGCATAATTTGTTACACCTGTAAACGCACCATTCGTAAATGTAGGTGCAATATCTAATCCTACAAGAAAATCATTATTTGCAGAAGCTACTAAAGTAGTATTAATTAATTGTCCTCTACCTATTAAACTTACGGCAGTTTCACTACCACCTAATGTAAATTTAGTTCCAGATGCTAAAGTAGTTGTTCCTATTGCAGTATCACTATTTAGTGCTATTGCAGTACCATTATCTGTAATATTAGAATTACCTATTGTAGAAGCACCAGTAAACTTTGGTAAAGTATTTGTAGTACCAGTACCTGTTACAGGATTAGTTAAAGTAGTTACTGATCCATCAGCCATTAAATATTGACTTGCAGTACCACCACTTTTAATTAATGAACTTCCGGTTACACTACTTGAAAATGTAGCACTTGTTCCAGTTAAAGCACCATAAAATGTTATATTAGCACCACCACCGGCACCAAATAAAGCTACTTGTGTACTACTATTTGCATTTATAGATAATCCACCACTTCCAACGGCTTTAACTTGGTTAAAAATACCAATATCAGCAGTTATATCAAATGATCCTAAATTAAGATCATTTATTGCTCCTGAATAAGGTACGAAACCAATAACGCTTCCGGTTGCATCTGCAATTAATGACCAGGCTGATCCTGTATCTTCAAAAATTTGTGCCGTATCGGTTGAAATGAATAAACGCCCTTGAAAGCCAAAAGCAGGTCTATTAGCTAAAGTATCCGTAAATAATGCAGGACTTCCTTTTTGATTCAATACCTCGTAATAAACTCTTAAACTCATTTTTATTATTTTATGTTATTAAACATTCAAATATCTTTTTCTTACAACAACTACGTTGTTTCCGGTTGTAGATGTACCAAAGTTTACAAAGAATCTTTGTGTTGTTACTTCTCCTGTATTTCCGGAAATTTCAAATTGTTGATTTTGTTGTAGTGTAATATTTTCAATTTTCACTACACTTGTACCATAATTGATAAAAGTTAATCCATTATAAGGATAACCCCCAACATATTGGCTAACATCACAAGTATAAAAATCAACTTCGTATGTTAATGCGGTAATTTTAACATCATTCATATTAAATAGTATTTGGAATGTTACCTAATTTTTTATATCCTGAAAGTGAAAAATATGCCCTGTATGAATTATCATCAATGGCTTGACCTCTTGCATCTAACGTTTGTTCTTTTGGAACTCCTGTATCATTTACAGGAATATCCGAATTAGTTAATACTGGAGTACTATTTGCAGGAATTATAGCTTTTTTATTTCTATAATATAAATACAAACCTAAACCAACAATACCTAACAATAATAATGTTTCTTTTTTCATATAATTATCTTCTTTTTTGTTCAAAATCGTATTCAATTGGTTCATCTTTTTCATATAACATACCTAACCAATTTTGATTATTAATAAAATCAGTTACGCTTCCGCCATATTCAACATTACTTTCATACATTTTAGTTTGATCCGCTTGATATGTTGATTCAACAGGTATATCTACACGTGGTGCATTATTAATAGTTTCAATATATTTTGGATCTCTTTCATTATAAATTGGCTCCTGGTATATTGGTTCGACAGGACTTATAATTTTTTCAACAGGACTTGGTAATTCAGCAGTTGTTGGTGGAACAATAGATGCCGGTACATTTTTATTTTTTAAATAATAATATACACCTATACCTGCTAATGCTAACAATAATATATTTTGGCTTTTCTTTTCCATATTATGCGTTTTGAACATCATTTTTAAATACAAATCCAGGAATACCATTCATAAAACTTTGTCCAATTACAACTGAATACATTTCAGTTCCTTTTGATCCGGTAATTGTCATTCCAATACCTGCGGTATCATAAGTATAAATAACATTAAAATTGTTATCATATACCTGTGTACCTTCTTTTGAAAATAATTGCGTTGTTCCTGTTGGTGCATTACCTTGATAAATAAACGCTTTTACATTTCCTGTTAAAGTTGTTTTTCTTTTAAAGGATGAAAAAAGTATATATGCAACTGCCAAACCACCTAATAATTTTATTGTTCCTGCTTTCATATTAAAATCTAAATTTTATCCCTTTGCGAGAATAGTTATCATTTATTTTGTTTATTTCAGTTCTATCTAAATTACCTACAATAAATTGTACTAAATCTTGTAATCCATCAGTAGGAAATCCAAAATAATACTCTTGTCTTTTACCAAAAGTATCATATAATAATGAAAAATCGGCATCATTTTGTACCCTTGAAACTTGATAACCGGCATCACTTTTATTATCAGCTATTGAAGATTGTGAAAGATCATTATAAATATTATTTGCAATTATTTGCCATTCTCCTTTACTTTTAGTAGGTGTTTGTGTTAATAATGCTCTATTCAAATAATCTTCAATATTTTGTGATTGTTCCAATTCTTGCTTTCTTAATGCTGGACTTTTAATTATTCCAAACTTTACTAATAAAGGTTGTACTACAAAAAAATAACCTGCACCTATACCTATGGCATAAGTTAATATTTTTTTATTTTGATTACTAATTGGCATTTATTAAAGGTTAAAAAAGTTATAGCATTGCTAATAAAGAAGCTAATTTTATACTATTCATTTCATTTAATTTTCTTAAATGTTCAATAGTTACACCTTTGCTCATTAAATCAGTTAATATTTGTATTGGTTCCTCTGCATTGTCATTAATACCTGCAATACCTGTTGGACTACCTAATCCACCATCCGTTAAACCTAAAAATTTACTTACACCTGCAATCATTAATCCTTGTATTTGTGGACTTTGTAATAATTGACTAAATGTATCTTTTTCAACCGGTTCATCTTCTTCAAATTCTCTTTCACTTAATTTTGACAATATCAAATTTTGATTTTCAATCATTGCTTTTAATAATTGAGTATTATCATTTTCTCTAACACCTGCAATATGATGTGGATTATAGATGGCACGTTCTAATTCAGCCGGTCTAAATTGAATAGAAGCATAATGTGGAGTTACATTAGTAATATGACCTGCTTTATCTTTTTTTGGGTGCAACTTTAATGTTAATAAAGTTCCTACGCCATTTTGTTCAAAAGCGGATATATTTTTTTCTAATATTTGCCTTCCTGCATCTTGATCATCATCATTCCAGGAGAAATTCATTTGTTTAGGTCCAGACCAAACGGAATAATATGGAGTGGATGAATTATCATCAAACCACTCCATAATTCCACGTGTGCCTGTAACCATTGCGTTGTTAACAGCCATACTATTATATTTTAAAAATGGTAATAAACACCAAAAGAATAAGCTACACCAGTTGTAGCCAATGCAGTTGGTAATACTACATAAGATTTAACCCAAGAAATTGTAATACCATTAATTGCAGGAAGTTCAAATGTATATGGATCAGCAGCACTATTTACAATGTTATTTAAACCCAACATAGGAGTATTATAAATCAATTGTAAATCGCCTTCATATAAAGTCAAAAATGACTTTTTTAAATCCGCAGTAGTTACAGGAGTGCTTCCTGTTAATGGAGTTGCACTAATTGTACCAGCAGTATAAACTTGAATTGCAGTTATTTTAGCATTACGCAAATTTGGTAAATCAGGGAAATAGAAACGAGTTAATGTTGATCCACTTGGAACCGCAATTTCTACCGCTTCAAATCTATCGATACGTATCATAAATGCGTTTTTAAAATTTTAAAAATTGGTGGTAATTTCCGACCACCGGCGGCAGCGTTTAAACTTCGCAAAAGTTATTTTACTGAAGTACAGTTTTGAGCCAAAATACCATACCAACTTACACAAACATAAGTATTTGAATCCAATGTGCTTGGTGCACCTGGTAATACAATACTTGCATTAATGTTACTTGCACCATTCAACACAATATTTGGTTCACAAACTTGTAAAGCATATTGATCAAAACTAACTTGATCAATAGAATATTGTGCAGGACTTGTAGCAGTTGCACTATTAAAGTTTGTATTTTGTTGTGTTTGTGGAACATCTAAATGTTGTAAAACTGCCCATTTAGGTAACACGTTTTGATTGTTTACTTGAATATTCAAATAACCATTGTATAATGAATACAATTGTGCGTTTCCTGTTGGGAAAGCAGTTTTATTTGGATAAGTATAAGATTGTGCAACTGCACTTGTAGAAGCACCACTAACTAAAGAAATTTG